AGGGCAATTCCTCCGGAAGCGCAACGGTGCTCTGGATCAAGATCAAGAAGAGCGACTACACCTTTACGGAAGGAAGCTGGACGCTTTCCAATGCTACGCTGATGACGATGGGAAGCTTTAAGGAAGGCTCCAGTTATCCTTCCGGGAACAGAAGTGCTGTGGTAAGAAACGGGTATTTGTATGTGCCGTCTTATGACAAGACCGGCGTGTATAAGATCAATATTTCCAACAGTACGGATGTGACGCTGATCAGTCTGGGATTTACTTCCGCCATGAGATGCATCGGGGAGACAGGCAGTACGGACTGCTGCATGTCCATCATCAATGACATTATCGTGGCTTATGATTTTGAGATCGATGTGAATGACCATGTGATTCCGCTTTTTGCCGGGGATCATTGTGGGAATGTATCTACGCCGTTTTTTCAGTACAAGGAATATGTCTTTGCCTGGGGCGGCGCTTATTTGAACCAGTACAGATATACATGGCTGCTGACTCCGTATCTGGCTACGATCTGTAATCTGAGTCAGGCAGTGGTGAAGAATGCGGATAAGACAATGAAGATCACGTATACACTGACGGAACAGACGGTAAGTTCATAAAATCTGCTGGCAACTGAATAATCTGTTTTCAAAGGATGGCTTCGGCTGTCCCTATTTTTATGCAAAGGAGGGATTTGCGATGAAGGAGTTTTGGAATGTGATTCAAGCGATCTTTGCGGCGGTAGGCGGCTGGCTTGGGTATTTCCTGGGCGGAAATGACGGCCTGCTCTATGCGCTTCTGGCGTTTGTGGTGCTGGATTACATCACAGGGGTCATGTGCGCGGTGGCAGACAAAAAGCTGTCGAGTGCCGTGGGCTTCAAGGGAATCTGCAGGAAGGTTCTGATCTTTGCGATGGTAGGTATCGGACATCTGCTGGATACTCACATTTTCGGAGAAGCTGGGGTCTTAAGAACCGCGATCATTTTCTTCTACATCTCCAATGAAGGCCTGAGCCTTGTGGAGAATGCAGCGTATCTGGGGCTTCCGATTCCGGGGAAGCTTCATAAGGTGCTGGAGCAGCTGCATGACCGGAGCGAGAAGGAAAAGGATAAGAAGGAAGGTGAGGAATAATGGCTTACACGAACAGTTCTATGGTAGTTTATAAGAAACTCTCACCGAACCATTCCGGGCAGAGGACGCACAGCATTGACCGGATCACGCCTCACTGTGTGGTCGGCCAGTGTACGGCAGAGGGACTTGGAGAGTGGTTTGAGAAGCAGTCCACACAGGCATCCAGCAACTACGGCATCGACCGGGACGGCAGGGTAGCTTTGTATGTGGAAGAGAAGAATCGTTCCTGGTGTACTTCCAGTAATGCCAACGACCAGAGGGCGGTCACGATCGAATGCGCTTCCGATACCACGGAGCCGTATGCTTTCAGGGATGTGGTGTATCAGACTCTGATCAAGCTTTGCATAGACATCTGCAAGCGCAACGGCAAGAACAAACTGATCTGGTTCGGGGATAAGGACAAAACGCTGAACTATTCTCCAAAGAGCGGGGAGATGATCCTGACGGTTCACAGGTGGTTTGCGAATAAGTCCTGTCCGGGTAACTGGATGTATGCGAGAATGGGAGATCTGGCTGAGAAGGTGACGAAGGCACTGCAGGGATCCGCTGATTCCGGTGGCGGTTCAGCAACAAAGGGGATTCAGGCATCTGCACTGAAGAACCTGTCTGAGGCGGATGCAATCAAGAAGGTCGGAGCCCTTTTCACTGCGGATCAGAAGAAGAACGGCATCCTGGCTTCGGTATCGTTGGCTCAGTTCATTCTGGAATCCGGGTATGGAAAGAGTGAGCTGGCTCAGAACGCCAACAATATCTTTGGAATGAAGTGCAGCCTGTCCGGGAATAGTTGGAGCGGATCCAGCTGGGACGGTAAGAGCAAGTATACGAAGAAGACGCAGGAACAGAATCCTGACGGCAGCATGGTCACGATCACGGCTGACTTCCAGAAGTATCCATGTATTGAGGATTCCATTGCTGACCATTCCGCTTATCTGCTTGGAGCGAAGAACGGCAGCAAGCTGAGATATGCAGGACTGAAGGGGTGCACGGATTACAAGAAGGCTGTGCAGATCATCAAGGATGGCGGCTATGCGACAAGCCTGACCTATGTGGAGAGGCTGATCTCCATCATCGAGAGATGGGACCTGACTCAGTATGATGTGAAGGATTCCGGTGGTGAAGTGATACGTTGGTATCGGGTGAGGAAGTCCTGGGCGGATGCCAAGAGCCAGAAGGGAGCCTATAAGATCCTGGACAATGCGAAGAAGTGCGCAGATCAAAATCCGGGATATAAGGTGTTCGATGCGGATGGCAAGGTGGTGTATGAGCCGAAGGTGGCTGATCCTGCGGTGAAGGTGCCGTTCCTGGTGAAGGTCAGTATCTCTGATTTGAATATACGTTCTGGACCTGGCACGAACTTCAAGAGGGTTCGTTTTATTGAACCAGGTGTGTTCACGATAGTTCAGATATCTTCCGGATCAGGTGCTTCGATGTGGGGAAAACTGAAGAGCGGAATCGGATGGATATCGCTGGATTTTGTCCGGAGATTGTAAACCGAATATCGAATGGCAATGGGCCTGCAGGCATTGGGAAAAATCCTGATGCTTGCAGGCTTTTTTTCGTGGAAAATCGGAAAATGCCCTCAACTCATACCTAGACCTTCAGAAAAGCTGAAGGAGGTCTGAGTGATGTATATCCTGGAATATAAGGACGGGGTTAAGCCGGAGAAGTTGAGTCCTAAAGCAAAGGCGAATATGGAACGCTGCGCGAATTTCCTTGTCGAGATGATAGACAAATACGGAAAAGAGGTTCTGGAAGAGATCGAGGCGGAGGAACGGGCGGGAACCGCTAAAGAGCTGGAAATCAAACATGATGAGGAATGAATGGAGCGTCGTTTGCAAACTTTTTGCGAACGGCGCTTTTAGCGCTGACAGAAGGATAAAAGCCCGACATAATGAAATTCCGGGGGTACTGTGTGACGATGAGCAACCGAAGGGAGGGATACGGTGAAGAAGAAAAAATGCTATATCTACACACGTGTTTCCACGGCTGCTCAGGTAGATGGGTACAGTCTGGAAGCGCAACAGCAAAGGCTTCGTGAATATGCCGATTATAAGAACCTTGAAATCGCCGGTGAATACTGTGATGCAGGAAAGTCTGGGAAGAGTATAGTTGGAAGACCATCATTCCTGAAGATGCTGGATGATATATCCAGCGAGAAGGACAACATTTCTTTTGTACTGGTATTCAAACTGTCGCGATTCGGAAGAAATGCGGCAGATATCCTGAAATCACTTCAGCTTTTGGAGGATTATGAAGTTGATCTCATCTGTGTGGAAGATGCTATTGACAGTTCCACACCAGGAGGGAAGCTGACGCTGACTATTCTTTCCGCTGTTGCTGAGATTGAGCGTGAAAACATCAATGTTCAGTTCATGGCGGGAAAGATGCAGAAACTGTTGAATGGTGGATGGCCCGGTGGAGCTGTTCCATACGGATACAGGAGCGTTAATAAAGAATTGGCGATAGAGCCGTCAGAAGCGGAGATCGTTAGATTGATCTTTGAAAAATATATACAGGATGACGGGACACTGAACGGTGTGGCTATCTGGCTCATTGAAAACGGCTACAAACGTTTCAGTAAAGGCGAAGAGAAGCCATTCACCTATGACTTTATTGTAAATATCCTTGATAACCCTACATATCACGGGAAATTGTTCTATAACCGAAGGACAAATCTGAAAGGTGTGAAGCGGAAGCCAAAGGATATAGTTGAGGTCGATGGGATCCATGAAGCAATCATACCTGAGGATCTGTGGCAGCAGGTGAGGGCGAAAAGAGAGGCGAACTCAGCTAACAACGAAAAGGTGGATGAACCTGAACGCGTGAGTCTGTTATCCGGGCTGATCAAGTGTCCCGCCTGTGGCAATGGTCTGATTGCTTCTAAGAACAAGCATGTGAATAAAAACAGAGGCGGTCATTACAAAACTATCCATTATTATTCCTGCCGGTATTACAGAAAATCAGCTGGTAGGGCGTGCGGCTTTAAGCACACATATAATCAGGCAAAGATAGATTCTGCAGTTTATGAGATTGTAAGCAATCTTGGCACTCATCCGGCATTTGAGGAAGCAATGGCTAAGGCGTATGGCGGGGAGGAGTCAGTCGAAGCCTTTGAGAAGCGGATGAAGGAAATCAGAAAAGACCTGTACCATCAGGAGCATGAGAAGAATCGGCTTGGCGAGGAACTGGATAATCTGGATGTCTTATCGGAGGATTACGATTCAGATTATGAAAGAATCCAGGACGAGATTGATGATATCTATGACAGGATAGAGTCGCTGGAGCTTTCGCTGAAGAAACTTAAAAAGAAGTATAAGGAAGCACAGAAGGGGATTCGGTCTGTGGACGGAATCCGGACTATATTACAGAACTTCAGCAAATTCTTTGAGAAGATGACCTGTGAAGAGCAAAGGGAACTATACCGTCAGTTTATTGAACGGATTGAGGTTTATCCGGAGGAACAGGAAGACGGAAGGGTACTGAAGAGCATCTGGTTCCGCTTCCCGGTTCGATACGGTGAGAGTAACACAATCGAGACCTGGATTCAGTCTGAAGGTAAACCGGATGAAGAGATTGCCTTTGTCCTTGACTGTAGTGAGGTTCAGGTGACAGTGGCGGAGGCAAAGGCCACATATGCGGAGATCAGGGCTTATGTGCTGGAACATACAGGGATGAAGGTGTCTTCACTCTATATTGCTCAGATCAAACGGAAATACGGTATTGATATCGGGATAGCATACAACAAACCGGAAAAGAATAAGAACCGGGTGCCTATATGCCCGAAGGAAAAGGAATTGGCAATCATGGATGCGCTTAAGGCATTCAGAATGCTGACGGAAGATACAGAATATATGGAGGCGGTGACATGAAGAAGAAAAAGTTAAAGTGTTATACCTACATCAGGGTTTCCACATCGATGCAGGTAGAAGGTTACAGTTTGGAGGCTCAGAGGGAGCGACTTAACAAGTTTGCAGACTTTCAGGGCATAGAGGTTGTCAGAGAATATTGTGATGCAGGTAAATCCGGTAAGAATATTACAGGCAGACCCGAGTTCTCCCAGATGCTGAATGATGTGGCTGAAGACCGTGACGGAGTGAATTTCATTCTGGTATTCAAGCTTTCCAGATTTGACAGGAACGCCGCGGATGTGCTTAATTCTCTTCAGTATATCCAAGATTTCGGAGTAAACCTGATCTGTGTTGAGGATGGGATTGATTCTTCCAAGGATTCCGGCAAGCTGACTATAACAGTTTTGTCCGCTGTTGCCGAAATAGAAAGAGAGAACATCCTGGTTCAGACGATGGAAGGGCGAAAGCAGAAAGCCCGAGAGGGCAAATGGAACGGCGGACAGGCACCATTTGGATATACACTGGATTCCAAGAACAGCACTTTGATCGTCAATCCGGAAGAAGCAGAGATCGTCAGGATCATATTCAGCAAGTATATCAATGAAGGATTTGGAGCCGAACGCATATGTGATTATCTGAATCAGCACGGATATACAAAGAAGAAACTCAAAAAGAATGAGTTAAACTATTTTGCCAGAAGCTTCATTATGAAGATCCTTGATAATCCAGTGTATATCGGAAAGATAGCATACGGCAGGAGCGTGACGGAGAAGGTCAAGGGCAGCAGGGATGAATATAAGCGGATCCGTAATGATGATTATATGCTGGTGGATGGGATGCATGAAGCCATCATTGATCAGGAAACATGGGAGGCTACCCGCTTAAGAAGAAACGATACCGGTATTAAGTGGGAAAAGACTCATAGCTTGGATCACGAGCATATATTATCGGGGCTTATCAAATGTCCGATCTGTGGCACAGGACTTGTAGGAACGCTCCGAAGGCGTAAGAACAAGAAGTCCGGTGAGTATAAGGATGATTTCTATTACAAGTGCCTTCACCGAAAGAAGATTGACGAGACGCATTTCTGTAATTTCCGAATGGTCCTCAGCCAGGACGAGATTAATGGTCAGGTGGAAGAGATCATTCTGGACATGGTGGCGGATCCGGATTTCAAGGATTACATGGTGAGGAAGATTGATGAAAAGGTGGATGTCTCATCATTGGAAACTGAGAGGGATCAGGTCAGGGAACAGCTCCGGCAGGTGATGGGGGCAAAGAAGAAACTGTCGGATATGCTTGACCGGTTGGATGTAAACGATAAGCACTATGACAGGAAGTATCAGGATATGCACGACAGAATGGATATCCTGTATGACCGGATATCAGATCTGGAGGATATGATAGCTGATATCGAAGTTAAGATCAGCGGTGCCTACGGAGAGAAGATTACCGCAAATCAGTTATACAAAGTTCTCCTGAATTTTGATAAGATGTATTTTAAGATGACGGACCTCGAAAAGAAGCAGTTCATGAGGGACTTCATCGAAGAGATAGAATTATATCCTGAACGACAGGATGACGGACGCATCTTAAAGCAGTTAAGCTTAGGATTTCCGGTGTTTTATGAAGGTTCTGAGGGTGATACAATTCGGTTGCTCAAACAAAACACAGTCGAGAC